CCCACATATCGGACCTTAAGTCCAATACTATATTAAAATAGTATTCACCCAAATAAGCAACCTGGTGCTTTTCTTAAGTTTCAGAGGACCCTTACGGGTTTCCCTTTGACCGTTTAAATCCAACGCTATCATCAATTATCCTAGATTGGTTATCTAGGTTTCATCGAGATTGCTGATAAGGTAACCAGTGGTAGTCCTTGGACTATCCATCTAATCGTACCGCGGAGGAAGGATGGTAACCCCTCCCCTAATGCAGTTAGATGTAGATTACACCCAAATAATACGTCTTATGATTAATAATAAATTATTCATCATAATGGTAAGGATTACTAAATTAGTATTTAACCTTAGCCATGAGGAAGTATTACTTGTAAAACGATTCTTTCGTATTGTATTTGCTTTATTAAAAGCAAATGGTACGAAATTTACTATAAATTATCTTAAACAGAGTAGATTGTTAATAACAAGATACATCTGTAAAAAGAGAATTTATCGTAATGACCATTTTATTTCTTCTAAAAGGGGTTTTCCAACCAAGTTTTCATTTCTTAAAGAATTCATTGACTCTGGTAATATTAATAAGGTTAAATTTGTATTAACTCTTATGAATATATCTAGAGCCATTGAATTAAGAAAGAATGATAAAGTTACTATTGATACTTCATCAATAACAAATCCATTTCCAAGAAAAAGTATTTATACTATTCCTGGTTGGTTTATTAATGATTGAATTACTAATAATAACTTGAAACTTGTACCTCACAAATATACAACAAAAGATTTCTTCATATCTTTAAAACAAGGACCACATGGTCCTACCATACTTTCCATGTTAGAGACTATCAAATGAGTTAGTCACCAACAATTGGTTAGTATGAAGATTTTAATAGATGATGATGAATTTTTTGTTAAGTATATTGGTAAGTTATACTCATTCATGAAGCATAATCTATTCCGTATTCCGAGAGGTTCAGCAATTTTCGATATTGATAAGAAAATTGAGAACTATCCTCAGATTACAGGTAGAATTGCTGTTGTGAAGGATCCTGAATATAAAATGCGTTTAATAGCCATTTCTGACTATTTCACTCAATTTATATTAAAGCCCATTCATACTCAATTACTTCAATTATTGAAGTCACTTGAATGTGATAGGACTTTTACTCAAGATCCTTTCCATAAATGAGTAGGTGATGGAAAATTCCACTCTTTAGATTTATCTAGTGCAACCGATCGTTTTCCCATTCTTTTACAAGAAAAATTGTTCCAATATCTTTATGTACCTACAAAGGTCCATAAATTAATTGGTTCATATTGATTTGCAAAAGCATGGAAAGACCTTATTTCTCAAAGAGACTATCTATGTGATGGTAAACTGATAAGATATTCAGTTGGCCAACCCATGGGTAGTTACTCAAGTTGAGCAGCTTTTACTCTTACACATCATTTAGTTGTAGCTTGGGCAGCTTTCCATGTATATGGAAAAGGTGTCAAGTTCACTAATTACATAATTCTTGGAGACGATATCGTTATTAAAGACGATAAAGTAGCTAAGAAATATGTTGATGTGATGAAGAAATTGGGTGTAGCGATTTCTCCTCACAAGACACATGTATCGAAAGATACATATGAATTTGCAAAGAGGTGGATTCGTTATAAAGATGAGAAATTCATTGAATTCTCACCTTTACCAGTTAAAGGAATTGCCCTTAATATAAAAAATCCTTTTATAGTTTTCACTATATTATTCGATTATTTTATAATTAAAGGTAATCTCTGTCTTATAAGAGGAAGCATAAGTCACTTAGTTGGGAAATTGTATCTAGGAATTAAATTTAATGAACCAAAAGGAAAAATTCTATATTTTAGAATTCCCTATTTGGTCAAAAGATTACAATTCCTAAATTTTGGAATGAGATATTCTCTCGGTATTAATAATTATGATTCTACAAGAAATTTTATCTGTAGACATAGTTATAATAACGATTGATACCAAATTCCAGATTTAAGTACAATCCCATTCGAGATGAATAGGGTACTAGATAGGTCTGTCAAAGGTTTAGTTAAAGAAGGGATTAATTCCACTTCTAAGCTACACGAGCAATTTAAAAGATATTTTGCTCTGTGCGGTTTAGAAGATTGAAATATTATTGGTTCTTTTCCAATGTTTTACGCAATTAAACATTACGTAGAAAGATTGTTAGAGATCCAATCCTCATGAACTGAGGAAAATTTCAGTTTATATGAAATTTCCAAAGAAGTGAGTTTCCTTGACTTCAGTGAATTTGCATTATGGAATAGAAACTATCATGATTCTATTCTTAATGGAAGTAAACTTTGGTCGAAGGCATTTCAATTCCTTAATGAAACTGATGACAAACAAATTGATTATTTAAACTTACAAACTGTGAAGATATCTTTATCTCCAGGTTTGAAACGTTTTATTGATCAATTTGGACCTATAGAACATGGAAAGTTCACTAACCTACATCCTAAGATGTTAGAAGGTTACAGAACTATGGCTAAACGTCATGGTTATGCTTTCTTGAAATAATTTGGTTGAATTATTACAATAATACATCCACTAGCTAGCAATACTAATTTAGTTTCCTTGCTCTCGAACAATTATGTTCGCAGTTTATCCG